CACAAAGCGTTGGGGTAACTACATTAGGTATTGCAGGTGAGACTTTAATAGGTCCTGCTTTCGAACCGATCTTTATTACAAGTTTCGATGAATTCCAAACCGTATTTGGTGGGACTTCACCTGAAAAATTTGTTAATACTCAGATCCCTAAATACGAAGCGGCCTACATCGCAAAAGCATATTTACAACAATCTAACCAATTGTTTGTAACTAGAATATTAGGTTTATCTGGTTATGATGCGGGACCATCTTGGTCAATAACAACGGTTGCAAACGTTAATCCTGCAACAATCAATCAATGGTGTTTAAGTTCTGTAACTGATTTTGATACTTGTGTTACAACTTGTGTGACACCTAAAGTATTATCATTCTCAGTACCATTTACGGCTTGTACTAATGGAGAACAAACGATCGGATATAACGGATCATTCCCTTCAATTATAGAGGATATTCTTGCACAACAATATGAAGAATTTAATGGGGACACATCAACATTAGAAGCTCAAATTAATAGTTTGATATTTGGTGTAATTACAAGTGATAATCCGTACACCGCTGAAGACGAACAAATCGCATATTTTGGTTCTATCGATACAGATGACTACAACACATTAAATGGTGCTGGTTGGACGGCAGAAACAAACGTATTCGAAGTCCCTTCAGTTTCGTTGGATGCAACTGATCTTATGTCATCATTAAATGACTCTTGGTACTACGCATTATTTGCTAACACTGGTAATACAAATTATTCAGGTTATTCATTCTTTACATATGTGTCAGGTTTAACGGCTTACTACCCTAACCCAACATCAACTCCTCAAGCGTCGGCAACACCGACACCAACACCATCATTTGTTAACCCTTGTATTACCCCATCACCTTTTACTTCACCAACACCAACACCAACACCGGTTAATATTGATTGTTATTCAGGTACGGTTGTGGGTAAAATTTATTACTACACGGGGACATCTTATGTTGATTACGATAACGTAGTTGTTGCAACTTTAAGATCAAGAGGTTTATCAACTTATACCACAGACACAAACCCAATGTATTCAGTTACGGGTGTAACAGATGTTTCTTTAGATATGACAGGACAATATTCTGGTGTTCTTAAGAACCCTTATTTAACATTTGCGGTAAATGCAAAAGATAAATTTGGAACAAACTTTACGTTTGAAACATCATTAACACAAAATGATCCTGAGTATATCACAAAAGTGTTTGGAGTTAGTAACTTCCAAAAACCAAGAATTGAGGTTCCAATATTTGCGGAAGAAGTATTCCAATCATTCTTAAATTATTCTTGGAAAAAAGGATACATTAGAGGATTAAACTCTGAGTTTATTGAATTAGATTCTGCTCAAAGCGGTGACCCTAATTCAATTGGGTGGTACTTAGACAGATGGCAAACACCTAACTCACCTTGGGTTGTATCTGAATTAAGAGGTAATAAAGTTTATGACTTATTTAGATTCTATACAGTTTCTGATGGTGATGCGGCAAACACATTAGTTAAAATATCGATTATTAATCAAACATACAACAACTTAACGTTTGACGTATTAATTCGTGATTATTTTGATACCGATGCAAATCCAGTGGTTATTGAGAAATACACTAATTGTACGATGGATCCGGGACAAAATAACTTTATCGGTAATAAAATCGGAACATTAGACGGAGAATACATATTGAATTCTAAATATGTTATGGTTGAAATGAATGAGGACGCACCTATCGATTCACTTCCTTGTGGATTTAATGGATTTAATTTTAGAAATTATGCGGGAGCTAACTCACCATTCCCAATCATTAAAGGTAAATACGATTTCCCTGGTGAAGTTATTTATAACCCACCATTTGGTTTATCAACAGGTAACGATGATGCTTTAATTAGCCCAGGAGACAATGTAAGAAGAACATACTTAGGTATATCTAATAGCCTTGGATGGGATCCGGCTTACTTCGAGTATGTTGGTAAGAGAAATCCAAACAACACTTGTGATATAGATGGTTTACCATTTAATTACAGGTCAGCAGGTTTCCATATGGATGTTAACGCTAGTGGATTAACAATCGGACCTGAGTTCTCAACAAGTGGTCAAACAAGATTTATTTGTGGTAACTCACCGTTCATTACAGATCCTGAATTACCAACAAATGCTTACTACAGATTATTCGCACGTAAATTTACATTCTTAGTACAAGGTGGATTTGACGGATGGGACATCTATAGAGAGTGGAGAACTAACACGGACGAATTCGAAATCGGTAGAAGAGGGTTCTTACGTGGATCTTGTCCATCAACTAGATACCCTAACGCAACAGGATGGGGAGCATTTAAACAGATTTCTCTTGGTGATGGTACTCAGAATTGGGCGAATTCAGATTATTACGCATACCTATTGGGTCAACAAACATTCGCTAACCCTGAGGCAACAAACATTAATGTATTCGTTACCCCTGGTATTGATTATGTTAATAATAGTAACTTGGTTGAGTCGGCAATTAATATGATCGAATTCAGTAGAGCGGATTCACTTTATGTGTGTACAACTCCTGATTATGATTTGTATTTACCAACAACAACAGGTATTGACGGATTTATTTACCCAACAGAAGCGGTTGATAATTTAGATAACACAGGTATTGACTCTAACTACACGGCAACTTACTACCCTTGGGTATTAACTCGTGACAGCGTTAACAACACTCAAATCTATATTCCACCAACGGCTGAGGTAACAAGAAACTTGGCGTTAACCGATAACATCGCATTCCCTTGGTTCGCGGCGGCAGGTTACACTCGTGGTATTGTTAATTGTGTTAAAGCTCGTAAGAAGTTAACTCAAGAAGATAGAGACATTCTATATGTTGGTAGAATTAACCCAATCGCAACCTTCTCTGATGTTGGTACGGTAATTTGGGGTAATAAAACTCTTCAAGTTAGAGAATCTGCACTTGATAGAATCAACGTTAGAAGATTGTTATTACAAGCTCGTAAATTAATTTCAGCGGTGTCTGTAAGATTATTGTTTGAACAAAACGACGCACAAGTAAGACAGGACTTCTTAAACGCGGTGAATCCAATCTTAGATGCAATCAGAAGAGATAGAGGTCTTTACGACTTTAGAGTAACGGTTTCTTCAAGTCCTGAGGATATTGATAGAAATCAATTGACAGGTAAGATTTACATCAAACCTACAAGATCTCTTGAGTTCATCGACATCACATTCTACATTACTCCAACAGGAGCATCGTTTGAGAATATATAAGATGGTTTATTATTCAAATACAAAGGGGGACGAAAGTTCCCCTTTTTTTATTTATGGTGATATTTATTAATATGAATTACAAAAAAATTGTTAGAGAAGTTATATCTGAGATCATTCACGATCAAATGAAACCTACAATGAAGTATTATGCTTTTGACTGGGATGATAATCTAATGTATATGCCAACTAAAATTTATCTTAAAGACGATAAAGGAAAAAGTGTTGGTATGTCGACGGAAGATTTTGCAGAGTATAGAACCGAAATCGGTAAAGAACCTTTTGAGTATGAAGGACACACTATCGTATCGTTCGATGAGAACCCTTTTAGGGACTTTAATGTCCCGGGTGATAATCAGTTCTTAAAGGACGCGATGAAAGCTCCTACAGGTCCTGCATGGAGTGATTTTGTTGAGGCGGTTAATAACGGATCAATATTCTCAATTATCACAGCTAGAGGTCACACACCTTCAGTTCTTAAAAATGCGGTTTACAATTTAATCAAGAAAAACAAACACGGAATAAGTGAAAAAGAATTGGTTAAAAACTTAAGAAAATATCGAGAGTTGGCAGATGAAGAAGATTTAAGTGATGACGAATTAGTAAGAACTTATTTAGATATGAACAAATATCACCCTGTAAGTTTCGGAGAAGGTTCGGCTACCAACCCTGAAGAGTCAAAAGTAAAAGCAATGAAAGGATTTATGACTTATGTTCAAGACCTTTCTAGACAATTACAAGAAAAGGCATTTATGAAAAACAAGATAAGTAATTACTTTGTACCTAATGTAGGCTTTTCAGATGATGACTTAAGAAATGTACAAGCTATGAAGAAGCATTTTAGTGATGAAGAAGGATTAGATATATATCATACTACTAAAGGAAAGAAAACTAAATATTAATAAATTCTAGGCCTAGTAAATGTATAACCCAAAAAATATTTGAAGTAAATAGAAAAATTTTTATTTCATACTATTTATAATAAAAAATAAAACAAAAGTAAAAAAAAATAGATATGGCTGATTTGTTAATGAAAATGCCGATTCCTTACGAACCGAAAAGAGAAAACCGATGGATTTTAAGATTTCCATCATCACTTGGTATTAATGAGTGGTATGTTGAATCATTCGCAAGACCTAAGATGACTATCGCATCAAAAGAGATTGAATTCTTGAATACTTCAACATTTGTTGCGGGTAGATTTAAATGGGAACCACTTACGGTAAAATTCCGTGACCCGATCGGACCTTCAGCTTCACAAGCGGTTATGGAATGGATTCGTTTATGTGCTGAGTCAGTTACAGGACGTATGGGTTATGCCGCTGGTTACAAGAAAAATGTTGACCTTGAGATGTTAGACCCAACAGGAGTTGTTGTTGAGAAATGGATTTTAGAAGGATCTTTCTTAACAGGATACGATGGAGGTTCGTTAGCTTACAATAGTGATAACATTGCAGGAATCACTTCTACTATCCAAATGGATAGATGTATCCTTGTGTATTGATTTTTTTTAGGTACTACTAAAATATACCTAACCATTTACAATATTGTAAATTCCCATATATTTATATGTATGGGAATTTTTATTTGTAAAATATGTCAAAAAGAATGTGGTAACATTAATTCGTTAAGGTCACACTCCATTCAGAAACATAATATTTCTTCTGAAAAAATTTATCTTAATTACGTTTTAAATGGTGTAAAACCTAAATGTGAGTGTGGTTGTGGTGAAATACCTAGTTTTATATCGGTAGTTAAGGGGTATTCTAAATTCGTCCAATCACACCATAATAGAGTACCCGGTAAAAATAATTACCACAAAAATCCTGAAACTCATCAAAAGGCAATTAAGACCCAAAAGAAAAATTGGGAAGAAGGAAAGTATAAAGGTTGGTGGGAAGATAAAACACCGGAGACAATAAAAAAAATTGAGGGTATTAAGGATAAATTGAAAAACAATAAAGAAAGAGGTAAAAAAATATCTAAAAAATTAAAAGGAAAACCAAAATCTGAGGAATCTAAACGTAAATTATCAATTACTCAAAAGAAAAGATACGAAGGTAACCCACAACTTAGAGAAAATTCATCAAATAAAAGAATTATGTGGTTAAAATCAAAACAATCTAATAAAAAAACTAAATTAGAAATTAAGTTTGAAATGATGTTAAATTTAATTGGTGTTGAATTTGAGATTCAATTTGAATTTAAAAAAAGATTATTTGATTTTAAAATTAAAAACAAAGACATATTAATAGAAGTTGATGGAGATTTTTACCACTCCAACCCCAATACAAAACATTCCGAAATGTTATACGAGTCTCAAAAAATGACAAAAAAAAATGATCTATTTAAAGATGAATTATGTCAAAATCACGGAATAAAATTACTTAGATATTGGGAAAAAGATATAAATGAAAGACCTGAATGGGTCATATCAGAACTTAAGAAAGAATTATCTTTACTATAACTTCGCCACAACTATTATTAAAACAAAAACTATTATGGAGCAAGATATATATGCAGCAGGTCAAGAAGGGTTTAGCCTCCCACACGATGTAATACAATTACCAACGCAAGGGGTGTTCTACAAATCAAAGAAAAAATCAATTAAAGTTGGTTACTTAACTGCGGTGGATGAAAATATCCTTTCAGATTTTGATGGTAGAAAAAATATTACCGAATCAATTATCTTACCTTTATTGCGAAACAAACTTTATGAAAAAGATTTAAGACCTGAAGAACTTCTTGATGGAGATGTTGAGGCTATATTACTTTTCTTAAGAAATACCGCGTTTGGACCTGAGTATAGGTTAACACTTGTTGATCCGAAAACAGAAGAAACTTTTGTTGCGTCAATAATGTTAGATGAATTAAATTACAAAAAAACAGAACACCAAGTAGACGAGAATGGATTCTTCAACACTGAATTACCTGTATCAAAAAGAAAAGTAACTTTAAAGTTATTATCGTTGGCTGATAGAATGGAAATTGAGAGAATCATTAAATCGTATCCCTCTGAAAGAGTTGCTCCGACAATTACCACAAGATTAAACAAACATATTGTTAGTATTGACGGTAATGATGATAGAGTTAATATTTCCACATTTGTGGAAAGTATGCCGATTGGGGATTCTAAATTCATTAGAAAATTTGTATTAGATAATGAACCAAGATTAGATTTAAAAAAAGAAGTTATCGCCCCGTCAGGAGAAAAAGCAGTAGTCGATGTTGCTTTTGGGGTGGAGTTTTTTCGGCCTTTCTTCGCAATATAAGATAACAATTCTTGATGAATTTTATTATTTCTCTAAAATTTTCAGAACTCAATACTCAGAGTTTATGAGAATACCGACTTATGCTAGAAAAT